ATTTTCATCAATCTGTATTTCGTATCTCCAATCAGAAAGAGATTCTGATCTTACTTTTTTCTTTTTGATTGCTTTACCAATTGCTTTGCGACGATTATGAAGATACTTATCTGTTTTATCAACATTACCATCATTATTGATATCAGCATTTTCTTGACCTACTGGATCAAGTGCTTCCTTCACACCACCAGGTTTGTTACGTATTTGAGTTGGTGCTTTTTCCGATGATCCAACTTCAACAACAGTTTTATATCTCTTCCTCAAGTCTGGAATCTTTTCCCTGGGAACTTTTTTCTCAAATACTCTACCATCTTCTGTGGTAATTCTCACAAGAACCCTTTCGCTTTCCTCAGCAAGTTGATTTCCCTCTGGTTCATATCCAGCGGATAATGCAATCTGACGAATTTGTGCTTTCTGTTCACCAGGAAGTTTGGAGTTTGCAATATACTTGTCTAAATACTGTTTGATTTCAAGATCGGTTTTACCCTGCGCTCTCATTTTAGCAACTCTCGATTTTAAATCATATCGAGTTTGTGTTGCGGTAGTTTTGACATCACCACGAAATTTTCTTCTTTCTTGAAGATCACTCTCCTCTAAAATTTCTGATCTCAAATCTTTGTATACTTCCGCCCAGGGATTAGACATAGTAACTAAATAAAAAATCTTTTACTAGACTTATTTATAAGACGACTTAATTTTAATCTTACCATTAAAAGGTTTTATTAGTTGTCCTGGGGTGTATTCTTGTGCGTGTTTTCTATACGCACAGGTTCCAACTTCATATACTTCTTTCACATCTGTAATCCATGCCTTAAACATATTTCCATCTTCAGTAACACAAATTAAATGATTAGATCCTCTTCTAGTAACTCTTCCTATTTCACCAGTATTAACTTTCTCAACTAAAGTTCCCTCATTAAAAATATTACCCGCAAAATATTCTTCTCTTATTTGATCTGGAGTTAAATCAAATAAAACTGGTTGAGATAACTTAGTTGACTTTGAAACAAATTCTGAAAAATTTTTCATTTATTATTTAACAACAAATGTATTAATGCTGTTTTTTGTTTGGTAAGTTTACTTTTTAAATCCTTAGATTTGCTTGTTTTAATTTGAGACTCCAAATATTTAATATAAGACAAAAGTTCTTTTGATTTTAAATTCATAGTGTAAAAAAAGTCCTCATCTTTATTTAGATAAGGACAAATTTGAATAATGTATTATTTATGTCATACATCTCCATCGTTTCTATTTTCCGATTTATGAACTGAAAATGTTCCTTCAGGATAACGAGTACTTAATTTTTGATAATTCATTTCAAGAATTTCTTCAAAGTTAGTATCAAGAGCCATACATGCTTGAGCGATATACCAACAAATATCACCAAGTTCACGTTTCATGTGAAACACATTATCCTCATTATAAGGTTTTCCTTGCAATAGAATTTTTTTTACAATCTCAGTAAACTCACCTGCTTCTGCACTGATGCCAAGAGCAGCAGTTAGAAGACGAGATACATCAGCATCATCGGTTACTTCCAATTCAGTCATGCGTGAAAGAAGTTGTGCAAAATCTTTACTTGCTGGACTTGTAGTTTCTCTAACAAAATCAATATATTTGTTTGTATCAATAACTTGTTCCATTAAAATTTAAATTCCTCGAATGATTTTTTTAAAGGTGATAAATTTTTATTGTACTCTATATCTTGTCCGCTGTCAACTATTTCCTTTTGTGCTGATTGATCAACATCATACAGTCTCATTTTTGCACGATCAATACCAATAACAAACCTCTTAAATATTGTCGGATCATTATAACGGTTCTTAAGTTGTTTAACCATAATTTGCCCAAGGTTATCTAGTTCTTCAGATGATATGAGAGCAAACATAAGATCGGCAGTAGCAGGAAGACCAAATGATTCTGATGTGTCAGTAAGATCAACATCAGAATTTCCATAACCTGAACGAGTAGTTTGAGTAGCACTTACAATTGGAACATTATTTTCAACAGCAAGGCCACGAAGTTCTTCCGCTATTGACTTTACATAGGTGTATGAATTTACTGCGGAACCTTTATACCTAGATGATGCACAAATATTCAAATAGTCTACAAAAATAATATCAGGTTTAAATGATTTCTTCAGGGACAATTCATTTAACAAAGATTTGAAATGCCCAGAGTGGGCAGATGCTGTGGGATACTCCTTAATAATTAATTTACCTTGAGTTTTTTTAGATAGTTTATTGATCTTAGTTTCAAAATCACCATGAGACAAGTTCATAAGAGATTGAATATTTACGTTCAAAAGATTTGCATCAATACGTTCTGCAATCTTTTCCTCAGACATCTCCAGAGTGATATACAAAACATTTTTGTTTTGTAGTAAAACAGAACTGGCAAGATGGCACATAAACAAAGACTTACCCACGCCAGTGCCTGCAAGAGCAACATTGAGAGTCTTATTAGGAAGACCACCTTTTGTGATCTTGTTGAAGAATTCCAAATCAAAAGGAATCTTCTCTTCGTCTCTATGATAGAACTCGAATCTGGATTCGAAGTCGTTAATGTAGTCATGTCCGATATTGTGATCAAAAGATACTGCTAATGCTTCACTTAAGATATGTGGAATAGCATCACGATTTTGTTTCTCAGATTCATCATCAGCAATCTGAATTGATTCCATCAATGCCAAATAAATGGCACGATCACGACACCACTTCTCAGTAGTATCAAGTAACCATTGATAATCCGAAGAGTTATCACTAATATTTGCTACAATTTGATTTGAATCTGCTAATTCAGAATCAGAGATGTCTTTACGATTATCAAGTTCAATATGTAAGATTTCTTTGGTAATCATCTTACCATACTTCACTACAAACTCACAAACAATTTCAAAGACAACTCTTTCCTTTTTGTCATTGAAGTATTGCGTTTTTATAAAAGGAAGAACTTTTCTACAGTACTCCTCGTTATAAATTAAATTTGATATGATGGTAGTTTCAATCCTCTCCATGTTATGATTTTACCCTATGATGTGGATTGTTTTTATGATGTGGAATATCAAATACAAAAGATATTCTAACATTATCTCCGATGTTTATGGAAGAATGTTCTATTTTATTATTGAACCAAAAAAAAGTTCCTGGTTCTACAATAATACTTTCATTACCAACTGTATAACGATATGTGCCTTGAATTGATACGTGATAACGATCCTTAGTTAAGTAATAACTTCCAAAATCAATATGTGTTCCAACTTGACCGCCTACAGACATTCCCAAAAAACCACATCTCCTAAGTTTAATATTTTTTTTAAACTTACTTTGAACTAAATTTAAGATTTCAGTATGTCTGTAATATGCTTCAGTCTTTATACAAATTTCAGTATCTCCAACATATTCATCTTTTGTATTTACTCCACCCATTATTAATTGAAGAACATCTGCAGTTAGATGATATTTTTCAGAATCCAGTTGTACAGTATTCTTTCCTTTCTTTTGAGATCCCCAATCTTCTGGATATTGTTCAAGTTGTTCTAGAACTTTAGAGACATCAATTCCAGTTTCAATTATTTTTATAACACTTGACATTGTGTAAGGGTAGTACTTTTAACCGTAACTATATTCGTTTTTAGCAATTAAGTCAAGTTTTCCCATGACTTCTGGAGTAAAATATTTTTCAGTATTTTTCAAAATTTCTTTAGCATAAATTTTCTTACCATTCATTTCATAACGTCCTGCTACATTCTTCCAGAGTCCACCAAGTTCACCAAGTTCCAAAAGACCATAGTAACGATCAAGGCCGCGCTCATCATAATACAAACGAATTTCAACATCTTGATTTTCTTTACTTAAACGTGACTTCTGTGTTCTTGCTCGAATGATATTCCCAATGACTTCAGCGCCGTCCTTTTCTTTTGATTTAGAAAGATAGATAATTGTGGATGAAGCATATTGCAATCCAGAACCACCCGACATTTGTTTGCCACCATAAAGACTCATGCTATCATAAGTGTGATTTGTTACTAACATAGGAATATTTGCCTGTCCTAATTTTAGAGTCAGCATTCTGAAAGCACCCTTGATAAGTTGTGCCTTTGTCATATCTCTCGTATCCTTTTCTGCAAGAGCATCATTAATCTCTTTATTTGTAGAAAGCATACCTAGAGAATCGAGAACAAAAATGCAAGGGTTTCTTTCATCTTCCTTTTTCTTCAGATAAATATCAACTGCTTTAAGTGCTTTAGTGCGAA